GCAAAGAGCTATTGCAAAATACACTAAACACTGAAGAAGGTTTCAAAGAAATTTTAGCTTATTTTGGTGGCGGTGTCCGCGAACAAGCAGTTGCTCGTGTTGGCAATATCATGCAGTCTGCAATGGCCGAAGCAGGCTACGGACGTTATGATCGTCGCGATGCTTACCAACGTGATTATGATTCAAGTGTAGCAGGTATGGGCAAGCGCCAATCTTATGCTTACCAACAGGACGGTGGCGCCAATGACGAAGGCTGGGATCAACCAGAACGTTCTTATCAGGCACCAGAATACACATACTATATTCGTTTCAAAGATTCGGGTAAAGTATACAAGCAAAAAGGTGTTCCAAAGAGCTTCCCAAATAAAAAAGCAGCCAATGCGTATGCACTTGCAATGATGAAAAATAATCCAGCATTGTCGGGTAATATCTTGTTAACTGTTGATAGCGAAGACAAGCCAACAGCATAACAAATAATATGCAGAACGAATTGCCGCAATTATTGCGGCAATTCTTTTGATTACAGCCTGTATAAGTATGACTATGGATGTTATACTTTTAAACAGCGGCCCCGAAGATCTTGGACGGATTTCGCCTTATCGAACATTAGGTGCATATAAAATTGCACACTATACAAGAGCAGCCGGTTATGAAACTCAGGTCATTGACCATTTAATGTTTTTATCTGAGGAACAATTGCGGGCTTGTATGTTAAAGTTTGTAACTAACGAAACATTAGCAATTGGTGTTAGTACAACTTTTATGCGAGATCCATCTCGACCATTTAGCGAACCATCACTACCAACACATGTTATTAACGTGTTGAATGAAATTAGTGATCAATTTCCTAATGTCAAATTGATTTTTGGCGGTTACGGCACTTATTTGGTTACATCCACCAGAAGTGCAGACTTTGTTAAAAACCCATATGCAACAATACAGCAATATGGTGAGGATACATTTGTTGATGTACTAAATCATTTGAGCGGCACTGGTTCCGAGCCAGCCTGGACTATCTCTAAAGTAACACCCGGCGGCCCTTATAAAAAGATGATCAAGCAATATAATGGTCCTATTACAACAAGATTCAACATCGAAACTGATGCATTTCAATTTACCAAGAATGATGCTATCATGCCCAATGAAACGCTGCCAATTGAAATCAGTAGAGGTTGTATTTTTAAGTGTAAATTTTGTAACCACTTAATGCTGGGTCGCGGCAAACTTGATTACCTAAGAGATTTTGAATTAGTTCGAAATGAATTGATGCACAATTACGAACAGTGGGGCACAACCAATTATTATGTAATATGCGACACTTTCAATGACACCGAATATAAAATGAAAGAATGGCATAAGATGGTAACGTCTTTGCCTTTTAAAATTAATTGGACTTCGTATTTGCGAGCAGACTTGTTGCATAGATTTCCTGACGTGCCATACATGTTAGCCGAGACTGGCTTGTTTTCATGCTTCCACGGAATTGAAACATTTGGCGAACATGCATCACAAGTAATTGGCAAGGGTTGGAGTGGTAAAAGTGCCCGTGAATTCTTACCAAAACTGTATCACGACATTTGGAAAGAGGAAATATTTCAAACACTAAGTTTCATTGTAGGCTTGCCTGGCGATACAGCTGAAAGTATTCTTGACACTGGCAAATGGTTTAACAGCAATAAAATGTATAACATTGCTTGGCATACATTAGGTATCCAACAAAACAGTGCTAGAAATGCAAGTGAATTTGAACGCAACGCTGAAAGTTACGGCTATACATTTACTGAAACCAATGGTTGGAAAAACGAGCACTGGACAACTGAAACTGCGTCAGAATTTGTTAAGAAAAAATTAGGTCCGTTAAACGGTCCATTGAATGCCAAACACGGCAGTTGGAAAATTATGCAGTTAAAACAGTTTGGATACACTCACCAACACTTTCAGAAGCAAAATAACATATTTTGGAACATTCAAGACCAATATGTAAGAGGTCAGGCGTTCATTAACAATTACGTAGCCAGATTGTTGGACCTTTAATAAATACATTTAATAAGGATTCATATTATGAAATTTTCAGATTTAGGCGATAAGGGCCCACAGTTTTTAACAATAGCAGAAGCTGAAGAAGATGCATTCATGAGCAAATTGGGCGGCTTAAAGTCGTGGCAAGTTGTTATCATGAACAACTACTATCGCGGCAAGTACAGTGACTACAGTGGTAGATACTATTATGTTTTAGCAAGTAGCCCAGAAGAAGCAAAGCAAGTTGTATTAGACAACGCTGATGCTATCCTGCAAGACTTGCTATCAATGAAGGGCCAAAACGGTAAGAAGATTCTACCACGTGGTAGTGCTGTTCGCATTACAGCTGATCGTATCGGCAAGGTTGAAGATGGCACAGTCGCAGGTCGTATGAGTACTACACGATTTAAGCCAATGTTTAGCCCACAAGGTGTTATGATGGTTAAACTTGCCAATGGTGCAATTGAAGATGTGCAAGAGCAAGGTGTGGCGGAAGGCTTTAAGAACACATACAACGTAGGTGATCGTGTAGATGGTCCTCTTGGTACTGGTACTATTGTTGCGGTATCGCCAAACATCAATGTAGATGGCAAAATCAAAGTCAAATTAGACGATCCCGCTCGTGCAGGCGAAGACGGCAAAGAACGTGACACATTTGTTCTTGATACAACACAAGTAAAGCATATTGCCGACGAAGCCAGTTTAGCACAAATGCGTGACTACTTCAACCAAGCTGACACTGATTCAGTGCAAGTAGATCGCAATTATGATGCGCCAAGCCGGAAACAAAATCCCGTAGGCATTCCGCCAGAGATTCAAGCCTTAGTAAATAAAATGTACCACGCTGGTAAAATCAGCCCACAAGAGTTTGAAGTTCTTAGAAAGTTCCAACAGCAGACTAAAATCAACGTAGGTATTCGCGAAGCTGATAAAAACCCATATGCAATTGGCATGGCGCAAGCAATGAAATCTACAGGCGACAAACCGCCATTAAAGAAAAGCACTATTAACAAGGCGCACGAAATCGCCCGTGCTATTAAAAAAGATCAATAACAGGAGATTGATATGATTGAATTAACAATTGATATCTTAGAAGCATGCTTGCCCGAAGCCAAGCGAAGCAACTTGGAAAAGTTTGTAGAAGGTTTAAACGAAACGTTTGAACACTTTGAAATTGACACGCCAAAGCGTATGGCCATGTTTATTGCACAAACTGCTCATGAGTCAGGCAACTTTGCCGCTACACAAGAAAACTTGAACTACAGTGCCAAGGGTTTAACTGGTACATTTAAAAAGTATTTCCCCACAGAAGAGTCTGCTACTCCATATTCGCGTAAGCCAGAAAAGATTGCCAACAAGGTATATGGCGGACGTATGGGCAATGGTCCCGAAAGTTCAGGAGACGGATACAAGTATCGTGGTCGTGGCGTTATTCAATTGACTGGCAAAGACAACTATACTGCATGCGGTAAAGCACTAGAGTTAGATTTATTGACTAATCCAGATTGCGTAGCCGAAAACCCAGTTGCAGTATTAAGTGCGGGTTGGTTTTGGAACACACGCCGATTAAATGATTGGGCTGACAAAGGCGATATCACTACAGTTACTAAAAAGATCAACGGTGGTACAATTGGTTTAGCCGATCGTAAAAAGCACTATGAGCACATTTTAGAAGTACTCGAAGAACTTGATCACGAATAAATAAACTTAACACGGCCCCAATCGCTTGCTTATTATGAGAAGTGCATTGGGGTTTTTCTTGACCGCTTGCTTTATAAGTATCACATGCGAGAAATGATATGGTACTGTGATCACAAGAATGACAATCCTTTTGAATTGCACAGCTACCTACAGCAGTTCATTACTAATAACACTGACAACATAGATCATTTTACAGTACAACCTGCAATTGATTTAACCATACTACCCGAATTTAAATCTAAAATTACTGTAAAAACATTTCCCGATTACAAACTCAATTCAAACGGTGTTGTAGTAATTGGACTCCACGGTGGCTGGGATAAAATTAAACTTGAATTAATTACAGAGTGGTTTCTCTCAGACCACAATAGACTTCGTGCCTGGCGTGATGACTCTTGTCGCATTGTACTTGATTACAGTATGGAAGGCTTCGGCGAAGAAGCGTTTGGAGACTTGTATAATTGGAGCAGGGAACATGGTCTCGAAGATAGGCTTGTTTATGTAAGCGGGGACTTAAACATACAAGACAACTATAGAATGTGGTGCGCTCAACATCGTGTTCGCCCTGCAATGACAGTTTCATATTATGGATACTTTGCAGTATGGGCTAGCAGGCAACTACAAGCTACACAACAAACCGCAAGACGACGCCGCTATATGAGTTTAAATCGACGCCCGCACTATCATCGCATTATGATGATGACTATATTAGAACGCAGGGGCTTAATCGAACACGGTACTATCAGCATGCCACGAGACTTTGTGGAGCCTGATATTGGATGGGCCAAAGACCAATGGGACTTACGGCGATTATGGGACGAGCTAAAAGATTTACAAATGGGCTTTCTCGATCGTTATGAAAGTGCATTTCAAACATTACACAATAAGCTGCCGCTGATTGCTGATAGAACAGACTTTGAAACTAATCATGCGTTAGACTTTAACGCAGACTTGTACCGCGAGCATCCTGTTAATCTTGTCACAGAAACACTATGCTTTACTACCAGTGCATTTGCGTCGGAAAAGATATGGAAGCCAATGGCAGCAGGACAAATCTTTTTAGTACTAAGTGGTCCTTACTATCTACGCGGTTTAAAGCGTATTGGGTTTCGTACGTTTGCCCCATACATTAACGAAGAATACGATGAAGAGCCCGAACCTATAGCCCGTGCCAATCTGGTAGCTCGCGAGTTAAAACGTCTGATAAGTATTTCTGACGAGGAATTTGATGCAATACTGGCTCAATGTCAGGCAGTACTCAAACATAATCAACAATTGGTTACAGATCAGAACCAAATGAAAGCAACTGTTGCTCGTGACATAGTACGTACATTAGAAGGTAAATGTGGAACCAATTAAAATTCATTTAAACAAGGTCAAGCAACAATTGGACGCTGTTAGCAGTTCATATTGCGTGGCTAAGTGGCAGCAAGTAACTATCCATCTTGCAACTGGGCAAACACACTCGTGTCACCACCCTGCAACGCATCATATTCCTGTAGAAGAAATTATTGCTAACCCCTCTGCCCTACACAATACCAAGTTTAAAAAAGAACAACGTAAAAAGATGTTGGAAGGTGAACGTCCTCCAGAATGTGATTACTGCTGGAAGGCTGAAGATAGTCCTGGGCACCACTTCTCGGATCGCGTGCATAAAAGTGCTGACCCTGTGTGGGGACAACCATTTTTAAAGCCCTCGGCACAAATGCCTTGGGACGCAGATGTTACACCTGCTTATGTAGAAGTATCGTTTTCTAACGTATGTAACTTTGGTTGTGCATATTGCAGTCCAGACATTAGTTCTACGATCATGCAAGAGGCCAAACGTTTTGGTCCTGTACTACTCGACGGCGGCCGTGTTGATCGTGACATTATTAAACTAGAACGTCAAGGACGCATGCCTATCCCTAATAGGGAACACAATCCTTACATTGAAGCATTTTGGAAATGGTGGCCTACGCTTTATCCAAAGCTAAAAGTATTCCGCATCACCGGCGGCGAACCATTATTAGCTAAGGACACATTTAAAGTACTCGACTGGATCATTGAGCATCCAAATCCAGAACTTGATCTTGCTATTAACAGTAACTTAGGCGTAGATGAAAAGCTATTAAAAGAGTTCTTAGAAAAAGCCAACTACATTCAAGAAAACAATTTGGTAAAGAGCTTGAAAATCTTTACAAGCTGTGACACATGGGGCAAACAAGCTGAGTATATTCGTACAGGCTTAAACTATAAACAGTGGTATCGTACATTGTGGGACATTACACTACGCTATCCTGCGTTAAGTATTACAGTAATGGTCACGTTTAACTTGTTAAGCATTCCACGCTTTGAATCATTCTTACGTGATATGTTGGCATTACGTCAAGCGCCAAGTGTTAGCATTAACAATTCGGGTATGCGTGGTGTTGGATTAGACTTTCCTTACCTACGCCATCCACGTTACCTAAGTTCCCTATTGGCAGATCCTTACATGCTTGTATTGCTTGATCGTTCTATTCAGTTTATGCGTCACAATACTGCAACATATCAATGCGTTGATTACCATGATGGCTTTTATCCCCATGAAGTAGAAAACTTGCAACGTGTGTATAACATTGCTTCTGCAGAATGGCAAGGCAGTTTAGACAATCAGATAAGTAGAAGGGATTTTTACTTGTATATTAGCGAACATGATCGCCGTAACAACACTGACTTTAAAACAGTGTTTCCCGAGATTGGTTATTTCTACGATCAATGTAAAAAAGAATACGAAGAATCACAGGCTGCACGAGAGGCAGTTGAAAATAAAGAAGAATAATTATGAAACGTGTAGCAATGATTGGATTAGGTAAGTTAGGCTTACCATGTGCAGAAGTAATGGCCGAACATTACGATGTGTGCGGATATGATATCAACACTGTTGATCCCACAATGACCGTAGCTATTAAGAGCTCCATTGAAGAAGCCGTTAAAGGTGCCGACATTATCTTTGTTGCAGTACCTACACCACACAATCCACAATACGGTGGCGAGACTCCTATCTCTAACATGACACCGTGTGACTTTGATTACACTCCTGTTATTAAAGTCTTTGAACAAATCAACCCACATGTTACACAAGACCAGTTGGTAGTGTTAATTTCTACAGTACTACCGGGTACTGTACGTGATGTGCTAATTCACTATTTGACCAACGCACGTTTCATTTACAATCCTTATCTTATTGCCATGGGCTCTGTTAAGTGGGACATGGTTAATCCAGAGTGCTTGATTATTGGTACAGAAGATGGTTCCACCACTGGTGACGCACAAGAACTAATTGAATTTTACAAGCCATTGATGAAGAACGAGCCCCGTGTTAACGTGGGGACATGGGACGAAGCAGAAGCTATTAAGATCTTTTACAATACATTCATTAGTGCTAAAATTGGTCTTGTTAATATGATCCAAGACGTTGCTGAAAAGAACGGCAACATCAACGTCGATGTAGTAACAGACGCACTCAAAGCTGCCACACAGCGTATCACTGGCCCCCGTTATTTGACAGCAGGCTTAGGCGATGCAGGTGCTTGCCATCCACGTGATAACATTGCACTACGTTGGTTAAGTGGCAAGTTAGATTTAGGTTACGATATGTTCCACGCTATCATGAGTGCTCGTGATAGTCAAGCGCAAGCAATGGCAAGTAAGTTAGTAAAACTTGCACAGGAAAACAATCTTCCTGTTGTTATTCACGGTAAAGCATACAAGCCATATGTTCCTTATACAATTGGCAGCTATAGCTTATTGGTTGGACACTTTGTCGAACATGCTGGCGTAGAGTTATTTTACGTTGATCCACTTACAGGAGATGATACGGCACCAATGGGTCCAGCTGTAGTGCTAATGGCACACAATCCTGCTATTACGTATGCAGGCACTGGAGTTGAAGTAAAAGCAGATGAGTTTTATTATGACATTGCCCCAGGCAGTATCTTAGTCGATCCATGGCGTACAATTAAATCATTCCCAGGTTGCAAGGTAGTACATTATGGCAATCCAAAGTTTAGCTTGCCAACCATCAACGGCCGTATTTTAAATCCAGTGAACAGTAATAATTTGTTTGTTGAATTACATGCCAATTTTAAGTTTAAAACTGACAATACAAAGCCAATGACATACTTTACTTTGGCTCCAATTAATGCAGTTAATAGCGATGACATTGCAGAAGAATATATCAACCTTACTCGATCTCGCATTGGCACATTCAAAGACACTGACCGCATTGTGTTTATTACACCAAATGAAGGCATGATTGCACATGCATTTATGTGGCAAGATAGACTAGGCAAATTTTGGCCCGAGTTAACAAAAAGCCAATGGCACTATGCTAATGAACTGCAAAGTCCTGGGCAAGCACTAGCAATGGCCAATAAGACTGAGGAAGACATTAACCTATTGCATTTTGTACTCATTAACCAATGGGTAGAAAAGAATATACCAGTGACTCATGACTACAGTAACAAAAAGGCAAACTTCCTAAGCTACAATCGTGTTATCAAGTCACATCGTTGTCACTTGGTAGGAGAAATGTTGCACAATAACTTAGTTGAAGGTAATATGATTAGCTTTGTGCCAAGCGGAGAACTTTACCCGGGTGTTAGTAAAACAGCAACCGAAGTTGTACAAAGCAACTCATATCTACGTCCAGAAATAGTCGAACGCATCTTACCGCACCTTGACAATCAGTTAATCATTGACGAGTATGATGTAACACAAAATGGCCCGCAAGTTAGTAACCACTATGAGCAATCATTGCTTAGTGTTATTACTGAGACAACCTACGAACATGGCGATGTGTTTATAAGCGAAAAAACGTTCCGCGCCATTGCACACGGGCACCCATTTATTATTGTAGGACCTTCTCAATCATTGCAAATGCTAAGAGGGCTTGGATTTGAAACATTTGCTGGCATCATCGACGAATCATATGATCAAGCGTATAATCCTAATGTGCGTATGCAAAAGATTATCAATGAATTAAAGCGAATCAATTCACTAAGTGAATCTGACAGATTTGATCTTTATCACAAGTTAATGACTATTGCAAATCGCAATAAGCAAAAGTTTGACAGTATGACACAAGACAAAAATCAAAGTACATTCTGGCTTTTTGTTCAAGGTCTTGCCAAATGATTACAAAAACTGATCCAACTCAGGACTTAGGATATGAACTACATATCCGCACTGACAAGTTTGAAGAAGAGTTTAAAGATTTAAAAATATTAATCTTAGTTCTTCGACATCATCGATGGGAAGATATAAGTGCGGCAGCGGCTAAGATTTTAGACCAATATGATAAGATTATCATTGACGTTGTTTCAGAAGCGCCGCCTTATAGCTTTTGGTCATTGATGATTCAACGTGATCCAGAATGGCAAGTTGCTGTGGATCAAAATCGAGTAATGATTATAGATTCCGGCCAAGAAGATATACCTGGGTTTGAACATGCTTATTATCCAACATTCTTGGGCAACTGGTTTTATAAAGAAGAAGACAAAACCAAACCATTGCTTGCAACAGAAAGAACCAAACACTTTTTATCGCTTGCACGAATCCCACGACTTCAACGAGTAATTTTAACGCAAGAATACTTTAGACGTAAAATTGATCACCAGGGTATCATCAGCTGTGGCTGCGACGACGACCCGGACACATATAACAGTAGACATTACATTGATCCCAACTTACGCCATAAATTTCCAATTTTAATCGATCAAGGCGTACTAAGCCGAGAAGGTGCTTGGCGACAAGCAACTGATGACCAATTTATGACACCACTGATAAATGTTGTTATAGAGTCTAGCTACGATTCAATGCGATATTATGAGTCAGACTTTAAACAGGTAGTTCAAGGCGCACAATTTTGGGATAAGCTATTTTTTACTGAAAAAACAAACAAAGCATTTGCATTTCATCAGATTCCAGTGTTTCTAACAGTGCCAGGCTATGTTAACATGTTAAGAGGGTGGGGCTTTGATGTGTTTGATGATGTAGTTGATCACTCATACGATACAGAGCCTGATTCCTGGTTAAGGATTTACAAAGTTGCAAGTGAAGTTGAGAGGTTGTGTAAAATCTCATTGAGTGACTTGGCTGCTACCTGCAACATAGAACAAAGATTCGAATTCAACAAGAATCATCTTGTTACCATGCACGACTACTTTTATGAAAAATGCATAGACCGCATTGATAACTTTTTAAGGAAATAAACATGGGAATGATTCCGTACACAATATTAAAAGACAATCCAGTGTTGTCTAACTTATCAGTTGGCCCAGATCAATGCGTAGTTGAAATTGGTAGCGAGCGAGGCGAGGGTAGCACTGCATTTTTATACAACTGGGCGCATGAACGAGGCTTGCAGTTTTATTCAGTTGATGTAGTACCAGACGCACAGCAACACTTTTCAGACATGCCAGCTGACTTTAATTTTTGTTTAACATCAGCAGGATCAGACTGGTGCAAAGATCAGCTGCCGTTATTGCAAAAGCGAATCAAGGTACTGTACTTAGATAACTTTGACTGGATTGATCCAAACAACTTACAATACCAATGGCTACACGATCAAATTGCGGCTTATGCGGAACGTGGTGTTGTTATGAATAACGAAAACTGTCAAGAAGAACACAGATTGCAGGCCCTGTATTGTTTGCCGTACATGGATCATGAGAGCATTGTACTAATTGACGACTCGTGGGTTGATAGCGGAACTCCAACTGGGTTCAATGGCAAATGCGGTACCGCAATACCAGTTTTTATTGCGGCTGGTTACAAGGTTAAAGTTGATGAAACAGCTGACAAGTACAAATTATTTTTGTATCGCGGCATTGACCTTTAAAGGTCTTTAACTAAACGTGCAACAATTTCTTCGCAAGTAAGAATTTCAGTTGCATGTTCGATTCCCTTGCCAATGAATACGTGTCCCATGGCTGGGCTTTTTATGCCAGCCATTAAGCCTCGAGTATTGTTATGATTGTCACCGGGCATCTCTGCGAATACGATGGCATTTTGACTGTCACCATCTGTTTTACCGTTGTCTAAACGTTTAACATCGCTACCACTTGATGCTACCAATTTAAGTTTTGTTTCTGTTGAAATTTTACTTTCAGCACTTACAGCAAACATAGTACCAATACCTACACCAAATGCACCCTTGTCAATGTAATATTTTAATTGCTCACTTGTGCCAACTCCACCAGATGTAATTACATGCTTTGAAGGGAATAATTTTGTAAATTTGTCAAACAATTGCTCTAGTGTTTCACCAGTTAAGTTGCCGCGGCCTGCGCCGTCGGGACCTTTAAGGATGATGCCGTTGGCCTCGGGCATTGAGTCGTTTGGAATTAGTGACTTGGTAAAAACCAATGTTCCGTTGTCTGTTAAACGTGACACTACCTGTGGCAGCAATACATTACGTCTGTGCTCTGCATCTGCTGCCTGATCTTCAAGAATAATCTCTACAGCCTTTACTTGATACGCTAATAGCATATCTACCATACCTGGTAAATCTAATAACGAACCAATGTCAGTACTGATCAAGATAGAAGCATCGCCAACTGCTTCTTTGTATTGTTTAAGGTCCTGTTCAAGCAATGCTGGATCAATTACTCCTAATCGTACAAAGTAATTAAAGATGCTTAGGCTCGGTAAGCATCCAGCTTTGCGTACTGCTATTGCCAGTTTTACATCTGATACTTTGTTCATTGCCATACAAGCAATAGGATACTTGGTATTGAAAAATTCGGTAAATGTTTGCATACAGTACTTATTATAAAAACTCACAGGGGTATGTGCCAATAAATATCTACATGAAAATAGTAATTGCAACCGGTGGCTTTGATCCTGTTCATTCAGGACACATAAAATACTTACAAGAGGCTCGTGAATTCGGCGACAAGTTAGTTGTTGGCCTAAACTCTGATGCTTGGCTTGAACGCAAAAAAGGACGTCCGTTTATGCCCTTTGCCGAACGTCAAGCTGTGCTAGAAGGATTGCGCTGTGTTGATGAAGTTGTTGCTTTTGATGACAGCGATGGCAGTGCAGTCAAGCTATTAGAAAGTTTCCAATCAAGCTACTCATACGCTGAAATCATCTTTGTCAATGGTGGAGATCGTACTGCGGCAAACATCCCCGAAATGTCAGTCAAGAACGTGTTGTTTAAATTTGGTGTAGGTGGGGACAACAAGGCCAATTCCAGTTCCTGGATTTTAGAAGAATGGAAGGCTCCCAAGACAGAACGAGCCTGGGGTTACTATCGTGTGCTACACGAAGTGTTGGGTATGAAGGTAAAAGAACTTACAATCAATCCCGGCAAGAGTTTAAGTATGCAACGTCACCTACATCGTGCTGAATATTGGATTGTAAGCGAAGGGCGAGCCAACGTCAATAGTATGATGTCTGGGGGATATGCCTTACCAAGTAGAGAATTGGCCCGCCACGAAGAATATCACGTTCCAGTCGGGGAATGGCATCAGCTAACTAATCCATTTAATGAACCTGTCCGAATCATTGAGATCCAGTACGGATCAAGTTGCGTAGAAGAAGATATTGAGCGTAAAGACACTTGACTTCCTGCTACAGCTCGTGTATACTTACTAGGTAAGCCTTTAACTAACCGGAGATATACATGAGCTTTTCACCTGAACAAATCGCAAAACTGAAACGAGTGATCCAAGAGGGAGTCCAAGTCAAACGTGAGATTGACGACCTTAATGTGGGCCTTAAGGAAACTGTAGCGGCTATTGCTGAAGAAATGGAAATCAAAGCCGCAGTACTAAACAAAGCTATTACCAAAGCATTCAAGGGCGACTTTGATAAGGACCAATCCGACCTGGAAGCTGTTGAGGAAATCCTTGACGTAACTGGTAACAAAGTATAATGCTTAGCCTACTTTCAAGTGTAGGCAATTATATTCGAAATGACTGGCAAGAAAATCCAGTGCGCTGTGTGCTGGAAATTCTTGCTTGGTTCTTAAGCATTGGCTGTAGCTTCACTATGATGCTAACAGTTCCTACACCACCGTTCCTAATATTGTATCCGCTGTTTATTTTACAATGTGGTATCTTTGCTTGGGCGGCACGTACTCGTGGTAGCGTTGGTATGCTAGCCAACTACTTACTACTAGTCACCATTGATTCCGTTGCTCTGGTAAAAATGTGGATGCAGTAATGAAACAAAAAATCAGTGTACATCATTGGCGCCATGAAGATGGTTGGCACCTGGTGCCTGCAATCTTGCTTAAACCAGGTGAGCCAGAATCTGAATTCCGTGAGGAAGTTGTGGGCTGGCATTGCTGGGTGTATTGCAACAACCACCACGAGTTTTTAAATTGGATGAAGGAGCACTGCCCCGGGACCGATTGTACTCCGCGATTCAACTCTGGTGATCCAATGATCACTGTACACATCAAAGACAAAGACGAGGCAGCATACTTTATGCTGAACTTTGATGTCTGACAAGTGGTTAAATTACAATTTGTTTATTGGCGATGCAGTTGAAGAAGATGTGTACCAGTGGCTATCTGAAAACATTGCGCCCGTGCTGATGACCACACAGGCCGAGTACGACTATTTTAAAATGTATCACGGTGATCATGACTTGTGGATCATGCACTCAGCGGACGTTAGTGATGTAAGCAGTAGTGTCTGGGATACTGTGACACAAATCAGCTTTAAGAATAAAGAAGATGCTATCCTGGCCAAGCTACGCTTTGGAGGCTCAATGACATGAGCTGGTTAGTACCCAAGTACACATTAAAAAAAGGATGGGGACACACAGTCCGCTTGGTTGATCCTTATGATGGTGATGCTGAACTTGGCTCTGCTGTTGACTATGCGGCTGTTGATGCTATTTTGGAATGGGCCGTTACCAACTCTGGCGGAAACAGGATCGGATACGATTCTTGGCAATTTAGGTCGCATGAAGAAGCAAAAGAGTTTATAATGGTGTTTACGTTAAGATACGGAAAGTAGTATGAGAGTTCTAAACAAACGCCATTGGCCCATCCAGTTTGATTTGCCCGTCAAGGACATGCACACAACTGATGATCGTATCATTTGGCTAAGGGAAAACTTTTCCAATGATGTGTGGCGTTTTAACGAACATAATTCTACGTTTTGTTTTGCCAACAAAGATGATGCTGTAATGTTTAAGCTGGCCTGCTCATGACAACTTATGTGACACTGCCATTTAGGCCGTATCGAGAACCACTTGACTGGGCTAAAGAAAATTGCCCCAGTTATATCAGCAATGATGTACACATAGACGGATATAACAGCTACGACAATACTCGAATTGACTACTTCTTTGGCAACGAAGAAGATGCTATGTTGTTTAAGCTCGCTTGGTTATGAGTTATAACGGCGCCGCAAAGTTTTTACCAGACAATTGGTCACCTGTGGAATACACCATCATCACTGACGGATGCGACTGCTATCCCTGGCACGAAGTATTTGCTTGGTGGCCAGTTCGAACTATCTACGGTGAACGTGTATGGGGCGAAAAGATTTTAAAACGCAAGGTCTGGATAGCTTGGGGATCTATGTTTCATATGGAACCACATGTACAGTATGCAACTGCTTTTGATTTGATCACATATGACCCTAATAAATGCTATAACATCTAAGTATCGCACTTGGCAAGAAAATCGGTTCTTAAAGAAGCATGGATGTGAGACTCGTGAGCAATATGATTATCGCTATGATCCAGACCGTGTGCCCCGTGCTACACAAATAAGAAACTACTACCAAGGCTATCAGCATGTACATTGTTTCGAGAACCGAGAAAACTTTGTTTACAAAATCATTTACGATTATGGCCCCGGTGGCTACAGAGACGGCTTTGATGAAATTTACGAATGGTGCGAAGAAAACTTGTCAGGCAAATGGCGATATGACATGCTTCGTGTCATGAAGTGGCCAAGCACTGGTAATCAATGGGAAATAAACGAACTGGGTGGAGGAGACCATTGGTTCTTTGCTTTCCAAAACGACGAAGACTATTTTATGTTTAAACTACAATGGGGACAATAATGAACACAGCTTACTTTACAGATGAAGAACTGATCAACTACACCATCAAGTTCAGCAATGATCCCGAGAAGATTCGACTGGCAACTGCAATGGAACGTATCCGTGGCGCTATTTGGGATGACTTAGTTGATGTTGGCATTGATGAAACCTACTGCACGTTTACATCCGAATGGGGTTCTGAAATGCATGTTGGTCGCTACATTAGCCACCTACGTGAAGAAATTGATATTCGCGATGACGAGCTTCGCCAACTACGTGATGAAGTTAAAGAGCTACGGGCACGTACCATTATGGACTTTATCCAGGAAGTAAACCAAGAGCTTACAACTGCCAAGTATCTTGTTAAACAAGCAGAGGCGGCACGAGACCAAGAACATGCGGCTCGTCGCAAGGCCGAACGTGAACTGGAAATGTGGGACGTACTAACACACGGCAAGTGATGACACAGCGACATATCGTACAAGAGCCAGGACGGCACCACGGTGCTCGCTACTACACACTAAAGCCAGAAGGGTATACCCCCAACTGGGAAAATCAAACCTGGCTTGAAATGGTAGAGTGGTCAGTAGAGCAGTATGGGATTGCTGGTGATGTATGGGGCGAACAAGGTGTTTGCCATCGTTGGTACGTGAATAACGCAAAGTTTTGGTTTCGCGATGAAGAAGATGCTATAATGTTTATATTGAGGTGGTCATAATGAACGTGGAAAATTTAAGATCAATGGCATGGCGTTGGGGCGTCGAAGTGGCACCTACTATAACATCTTGTCCGCCTGAAGCCAGATTCATTACAGGTGATCAATCAACTGATGGCAAGCTTCACTACTTTGAACAAGACAGCGGGCTACAGTTGACCTTGTCGGCAGATTCTACAATGATTACAGATTACCAGGTTGTTGACAAAGAAAAGTTTGTAATGTTTATATTGAGGTGGTCATGAAAGACAATATACACGACTTTATCGATAGTTGGAAAGTGTACGATAATCAACACAACAGTGATGTTGATTGGAACAGTCGTTTTCGATGTGGTGGCTACTATTCTGCTAAACCTGGCCGAGACGGCATAATGCACAGATGGACTCATACACACAAATGGTGCGAGGAGCACATTGGTAAACAACGGTATGCTTGGACAGGATCAACATTTTGGTTTGAGACCAAAGACGATGCAGCCTTGTTTGCACTGACCTGGTCATGACAATAACTTATACTACAAATGATGCATGGCCGGGAATTAAATTTCCCCGGCTACACAAAGTCACGTATGCTCAAACTGCAGATAATGTGCAAGCACGGTACCAAATGAGCTACAAAGACCATTTGGTCAACGAATGGCTGGTAGCAAACTGCCAGCACCCTTATTATCATAGTCCCGGATACATGTATGAAAAGTTTATTCAATTTGAATGCGATGAAGAGGCAGCGTTGTTTGCGCTGACATGGGCATGAAGACAGACGATGTTATTAGAATGATTGAAGAGATGAAAGCTGGATTGGCAAAGCACCAGCCTTTAGTGTCCGCGCCTAACATGCACGGACACCGTCCAATAGATGCAGGCGTATTCTACGCCCCTCGCTTTCCAAAAACTCTTGCGGCTCTTGGTAGGCTACCTGTGAACAAACATAAATTCAGCCGTGCCAAATGGTATGTAGCAGAGTATGATTGGGTCCATTACGGAGAAGTCATGGCATGGTGTAAGGAACAGTTTGGACCACATCCTGCTCGACCTGATGCATGGAGTCGTTGGTGGGACAGGTACGAAGGCAAGATATTCTTACGTGATCCAGAAGATTACATGATGTTCAAGCTACGGTGGGGCGAATGAGCAAGTTAGAAATAAGAAAGCTGTTTACACTACCTAATGGCGTTCATTTTCCATGCGGATTGAACCTAAGAGAAAAACTTTGGTGGCGATTCATGCCCGGTGTTGTTATCAATGTGCGGTGGCCCAAGGGTTGGGTGACTCTATATGAAGATCCTGACGGATCATGTGTGTCAACTGAATCAGCAGACCCAAACGATCATTACAGGCCCTGGATGGAAGCAAATGTGGGCCGACAAAAATGGGACTGGGACTGGGGCATGGCCAATAACGACGTTTCGGACAATAGGCTCACAATAAAGATTAGGCAAAAACACTCAGAGTGTGCTATACTTGCTAAACTGATGTGGAGCTGACTATGAATGAAACCTTGATCCTGATTACCCTGCTTTTTACCAAGCATTTTGTAGTAGATTTTCCCCTACAAAAACCCTACCAGTATCTAAACAAAGGCACGTACGGACATCCTGGCGGCATCCTACATTCGGGCCTGCATGGTATTTTTACTGCACTTTGCTTTTGGTGGTGGGCACCTATGGCATGTTTAGCATTAGGTGTAATTGACATGTTTGTTCATTACCACATTGACTGGGCCAAGATGAACATTAACAAAAAGTATGGTTGGGGTGCAAACACACACGAAGAATTTTGGTGGTTGCTGGGCCTGGATCAATTCCTGCACGCCTTGACTTATGTTGGACTTGTTGCACTTGTGACTGTATGATCCCCGTACCCGATTACTTTAAAATTGGTGGCTTCCGTCCCGGCGAAGTTGTTGTTCATGCAGGCGGCTTTGGTGTAGGCAAGAGCAAGTATTACACCATGGCTGATTCAGCAAAACCTGTAGCAGAAGTCATTGACCAAGCCACTGTTGATGGAGCAACATGGTACACTGTCAGTTGCCGCAAGGATGTATCCGTATGGGTACGTGAACACGGGATCGAGCACAAAGAGTGGTACGAGCATATCGACGGTAAGTGGATGGTGCATAAAAACGTGTTTGACATGCACGAAGAACTGTACGCATATCTTAAACTATCATGGGGTGAATAATGGACTGTAAAGAAGACTGTAAGAAAAACTATTCGGAAGAGTACGATGCCTATTACTGCGAAACTTGCAACACATGGTTAGAAGATGCTTGCGACGATCCCACTTGCGAATTCTGTCCCCACCGCCCTGCCACACCCTTAGACATTTAAGTTGGTTATGCAAGTCTGCGTCAAATTTGATACCAAAGACATATTCAATATTGAGGCTCGGATCGAACAAGCCCAAGAGATGAAAGAATGGCTTGATGAGTTAGTCGAGTGGGATGAACGCAAATACAAAATGCACTTTCATTCATCTGGCAATAAACTAATCATTTGGTTTGAAGAACAAGAGCATGCTATAATGTGTAAACTAAGGTGGGCGTAATGGCTGAAGTTAAAGTATTTGCTGAAAACAACAAAGGACAACGGCTGGTTGGTGATAGCCGCTATGTTATGACCGATCAAGAGCTGTACGACGATATTGTCGCATGGTGTCATGAGAACAACATTAAGGCCAGGACCGTAAACACCGAAGCATGGAGTCAAATGATTTTTAAGTCTCTGCTATGGCGTATCGACAACATTAATGATCGTGCATTGTTTGCATTAAGGTGGTCATAAAGATGAATATAGGACCACATGATACATTTATCGCCAGGAAGATAGAAATAAGTCCTTGGAGGCTTTGGTTTGCCTGGCACCCTGTTAAAACCACAACAGGCGAACGTGTGTGGGGTAGAAAAATATATCGACGTTGCATCAACACTTATGTTGATTACGATGATTGGCGGCATTATGAATACGCAGATATGTTTGATGTGTTAGGTAATGAGTAATGGAATACTTTTATTCAGACGGCGGCAACAATAAGCCTTACTTTAGTCATAGGATTCGAGTACCCAAGTGTACCACTGAAATGTATGAGTGGTGCAGTGCATTTGACGATGAAGGCGCTTACTTTCGCAGATTTCACGTGGAGTGGATGACTGTTCATAACGACAGAGAATATGAAATTGTTCAATTCGAATGGCGCGAAGCCGCCAATATGTTTTTGCTAACCTGGGGTGGACAATACAAATGAACAAAACTGCAATGCAAGTAATGCAAGATGCTCACGATGCAAAGATAAAGCAATTAGAAGAAAAGTATGCCGAAGAGGCTGCAAAGATCCTACAAGAAGAAATCGACTGGGAACTTATTACTGATATGATGGTTGCAGTAGGTTGGACAAAGGTCGAACTACCAAAGTTCTTTGCTTCTGGTATTACACTTGATATGAACAACTGGCTACACAACGAGTGCAAGCATCATTGGAAGCATCGTGCTAACACATGGGTCTTTGAAAACAAAAATGAAGCGGCGCTTTTTAAACTAACTTGGAGTTGATATGTACGAAGAATTTACTTGGACAAACGCAAAGGATGATCCAATGTGCGTTGAGATTAAACATCATGGACGTACTGTAATGAGATTCTCTATCGGCGAAGCAATGGAAGGCGCAGGCCGTAACCGTGTAATGGCTCACGTGCGTGAATGTGATCACTCACCATGGCTTAAAGAATGGCATCAACATGCTCAAGACGAAATGCTTGACAATCTCAAACAATAGTGCTATACTGATATATGACTGAAGAAATCAAAAAGCAAGAAGTAATGGATGCATTACACGAGTCTGGCAGAGAATTTGCCAAAGCCGCAGATGACTGGCAACAAATGGCCAATTCATATTACTCCAGTCTTGAACCAGAAGAACAACTATGGGCGTTTTGTGCAGTAGTTGAAAAGTTAGCCCGGGGCGAACTTGATGAGGGTCGTAGCTATCGTGGCATCTTATACGATACATTTGGCTGGGGTCCGGAGGCTTATGCAGCCGCGCAACATGCAGGCTTTCTTGGCTTGCACAATGCCATTTACCGTTTTGAAGACCTAGAGCATGTGTTTAAAAATACACTCAAAGAACTAGAAATTGAAGTAGATGATGAACGGCTACGTGATGCACTGGCTAGACACTTCTACTAAAGAGAAATACATAATACATGTTTATTGACGCATATCACGATAAGAAAAAAGAAATCATCCACGTTGTAGAACGTGTGAATGGCAAGAGAGAACTTAAACAGTATCCTGCCAAGTACGTATTTTACTACCCCGACTCTAAGGGCAAGTTTACTAACATTGCCGGCGATCGTGTTAGCAGAGTTATCCTTGGCAATGCCGCGGCATTTGACAAAGAGCGTAGAATCTATAGCAACAGAAAACTATGCGAAAGCGATTACAAGCCGCTTAACCGTTGCTTGGAAGAAGTGTATGGCGGACAAGATGCGCCTAACCTTCACGTTGCCTTTTTTGACATTGAGGTATCTTACGACAAGGTAAAGGGCTTCGCTCCACCTGAAGATCCATTCAACTACATTACAGCCATCACTACATACTTGACATGGATGGATGTCAACATTACTTTGTGCCTAAAGCCCGATGGCATGAGTATTGAAGTTGCTAAAGAAATTTGTGCCAAGTTTGACAACACTATCTTGTGCAACAGCGAAAAGGAAATGCTCGACATGTGGCTCGAGCTTATTGAAGACGCTGACGTACTAAGTGGTTGGAACTCAGAAGGCTTTGATATTCCGTACACTACTAACCGCATTACTCGTGTGTTAGGCAAAGACCAAACTCGTCGCATTTGCTTGTGGGATCAATATCCCAAGCGCCGCGAATATGAAAAGTATGGCAAGACATTAGAAACATATGACCCTATCGGGCGTGTTCATCTTGACTATCTTGAACTGTATCGCAAGTACAACTATCACGAACTGCCAAGCTATCGACTGGACTATGTTGGTGAAATTGAACTTGGAGAGAACAAGATCCACTACGAAGGTACGTTGGATCAACTATACAATAACGACTTTGAAAAGTTTATTGCTTACAACAGACAAGACGTTGTATTGCTTAAGAAACTAGACGACAAGTTAAAGTTTATTGAACTTACCAATCTGATTAGTCATGCAAACACTGTCACGCTTCGTGGCACGTTAGGTGCAGTTGCTGTGACCGACCAAGCTGTTATCAACGAAGCCCACCGCCTTAACATGGTGGTACCAGATCGTCCTCGCCGCAGTGAAGACTCCAAGGACAATGCGGCAGCAGGTGCGTATGTTGCTGTTCCTAAAGCAGGTATGCATGACTGGATTGGTTCCATGGACATTAACTCACTGTATCCTTCGTTGATCCGTGCGTTGAATATGAGTCCTGAGACTATTATTGGACAAGTACGCCAGACACGCACGTTAGCTGGCATTGACGAGTTTATTGCAGACGGCAAAGGCATTGCAGAATTCTGGGAAGGTAAGTTTGCTTGTTTTGAATACGAATCTGTTATGGCTCGTGACATCGGCCAAACTGAGATTATTGACTGGGCCGATGGGACAAGTACACAAATGAGTTCTGCACAAGTGTATGACTATGTATTCCACGGTGGCCAACCACTTATGATTAGCGGCAACGGTACCATTTTCAAGTATGATACTAAAGGTGTTATTCCAGGCCTGCTGGAACGTTGGTATGCTGAACGTAAGGAATTGCAAGCAAAAGCTAAGGAAGCATACGGTACAGACATGTACGACTTTTGGGACAAGCGCCAGCTGGTTAAGAAGATTAACTTAAACTCAGCTTATGGTGCGTTGTTGAACGCAGGTAGTCGATTCTTTGATCAACGGCTGGGGCAGAGTACTACATTATGCGGACGTCTTGTTGCACGCCACATGGCAAGCCAAGTAAATGACTGCTTAACTGGCGAGTATGATCACATGGGTAAGAGTATTATCTACGGTGATACTGACTCTGTTTACTTCTCGGCTGTACCAGTGTTCAAAGAACAAATTGAACGTGGTGAGATTGATTGGACAGTAGATAAGATTATCGAATTGTATGATGCTATTTCTGATCAAGTAAACGGCACGTTCCCGGCGTTTATGAATCGTGCGTTCAATGCGCCAGCGAGCCAAGGTGAGATCATCAAAGCCGGTCGAGAAGTAGTTGCTAGTAAAGGCATCTACATGACCAAGAAGCGTTATGCTGTTCTTATTACAGATAAGGAAGGCAAGCGTAAAGATAAAGATGGATCTAAAGGCGAATTGAAAGCCATGGGTCTTGATATGAAGCGAGCTGATACTCCAGAGTTCATGCAACGTTTCTTGGAAGAAGCACTTACTATGACGCTAGAAGGTGCAAGCATGGAAACGGTCATGGCTCGTGTCAAGCAGTTCCGTGAGGAGTTTAAGAGTCGCCCAGGCTGGGAAAAGGGCACACCCAAGCGTGTTAATAATCTAACTAAGCATACAGATGTTTATAAGAAAACAGGTAAGTGTGGAGTTGGACATGCAATGGCGGCCATTAACTGGAACCGTATCAAAGAAGCGTATGGCGATAGACGTAGTATGGACATCACTGATGGACAGAAAGCTATTGTGTGTAAGCTAAAGAACAATCCGCTTCAAATCAATTCAATTGCTTATCCAATTGATGAGATGAACCTGCCAGACTGGTTCAAGGAGCTACCATTTGATCATGGAGCAATGGAAGAAAAGATCATTGACTCTAAGATTGATAACCTTTTGGGTGTACTTAAATGGGACCTAAATCTAAGTAAGGATAGAGGATTTCTGGATGACTTGTTTTCCTAAATCCCTTGACTTTAAAAACTTTTTAAACTATAATTGTAACATAACTGGAGAACCACAACAATGCTAAAAGATATTGTGCTTGATGTAGCAAAAAACATCGCAAGTCTAGGAACCTTTGACGAGATCCTGGTTGAACAAGACGCCGATACTACTAAGTTTACAGCGTATCCTGAGGACTCTACTATTACTGTTCTTGCTAACAGCAAGGCTAAAGTAGATGAACTGCCAGATGCGTTTGGTATGCTTAACTTGGGCTTCTTGGTAGGTCTGAGCGGCTTGTATCGTTCAGAAGATAGCAAAGTAGCAACTGGTACAAACAACAAGAGTGAAATTGATCGCTTGGCGTTCAGCGGTGTCGATGGAAACAAAGACGAGTATCGTTTGACTCCTACTAACTTGATGAAGACTAAGAGCCGTTCATTCAAGGGTACTACATGGGATGTGGTTGTTAAGCCAGCCGCTAATAAGATTAGCGAACTTAGCCAACGTGCAGGCTTGTATGCCAGCATTGATCCTAACTTGGTAGCAAGTACAGACAATGGTAAGTTGATCTTTACATTCGGTGGTTCAGCTGGCGGCGGCCACAGCGGTAAGTTTGTGTTTGCAGATACTACACAGACACTAAAGCGTCCGGTGACATTACCAATCCAAAGTTTGTTGCTTGCACTCAAGACAGCAAGCCAAGGTACTCCTGTCATTAGTATCTCAGAAAAGGTTGCCAAGATCGAATTTGACTCTGGCGTTATTGCATACGAATACCTAGTAATTGCACAGCAATGAGCATCGACTTAACTAAAAAAGCAATGGAAGGCAACTATGCCTTCTACTTGCCAGCTATTAGTGGATTCTACACTAAGACGCTTGGTAAGATTGCTAGCGACCCTAGCTTTGTGCCGCCAGGTCGTGCGCCAGCTAAGTTTGAAAAGGGCATTGAAGGTGTAAACTTTCTTGATCCTGAAAACTCCTACTATCATTACGGTGTAGCATTGTACTCGGCGGGACATGCCGATCGCAACTTGACTCGTTGTGACGATAAAGAGCCAATGGTTCACAAACGTAATCGCAATAAGACTATTATTGTAGGTGACAGCTCTGGTTTCCAATTGGCAACTGGCGTTATCAAGATGGATTGGAAGAACATTAAAGGTGCAGAAGGCGATAAGTTCCGTGAGGAAATTCTACGCTATCTGGAACATACTTCTGATTGGTCAATGACACTTGACGTTCCTGCGTTTGCCGCAGTACCTCCGCTAAGTGCTAAGACTGGTTTGACCAAGTTCGAAGACACCCTTGACATTTCAGTACACAACCTTCATTACTTTATGAAGCATCGTGTACCGGGTGCAACAAAGTTTCTAAACGTTATCTCTGGTAGCACACCAGATAACTCTAAACTGTGGTACGACACTATCAAGCACTTTAGCAGGCCAGAGTCTGTTAAGGAAATGGGCTATACTGAAGACCGTACACTTGAAGGTTGGGCGTTTGCTGGTATTAACATGAAGCACATGCCTAGTGTATTGAACCGCTTGCTCGACTTAATTGAAGATGATCTTATTGCCGATAAAGATTGGATTCACTTCTTGGGCATTGGACGACTAAAGTGGGCTTGCTACTTGACTTCGATCAAACGTCAACTGCAAAAGCATTACAATCCAAACATCAACATTAGCTTTGACGCGGCAAGTCCGTTTGTTGCGGCAGGTGGTTATGCATTGTCTTACAATTACAACTACTTTACTCCTAACAAGCTAACTTACTCTATGAGTAAGAGTGTTGATAACAAGGCGTTAAAGAACTCTAAGTTGGAAATGCCGCACCAAGGTCCTATTATGGAACGCTTGGTAGCAGGTGATATTTGTTATCTTGGTCCTAACGATCCAAATAAGAATGGTAAGGTTGGTAAAACAAGTTGGGACACTTTGTCTTACTTGTTTATCATGGCCCATAACGTTTACAACCATATTCAAGCAGTGCAAGAGACATTACGTCTTGCTGACATTGAATATGCACGTAATCCTAACGTAGACTATCGTGATGCAACAGGATACGGTAAGAAGGCTCCTAACCTGAGTGAGTTTATTCCAAATGACATCCTGTACTTTAACAACTTTGTAGAAGTGCTATTTGATCCAGCTACGCCAATGGCCGACAAGCGTCAAATGATTTCAGACAATACAACGTTCTTGAACTCGATCAGCTTTGGTGGTGTCGAAGCCGCACGTAAGGCCAAGAGCAATGACATCTTTGATACAGCAGAAGAAGTACCAGATGATGACGATATGGCAAGTTTAGACAATGAAAAGTTAATGGACCTTGAAGGAGACCTTGACAATGACGATTGAACGTGTTGCACCGGATTTCTTTACAGGAGTGGAAGTTGAAAACTCTCCTGCTAAAGGTATGCGGACCTTGTTTGTAGTTGGACTTCAACCGGTTGACACGATCATTGGTAATGTGTTACACTCTAATGCACAGCACGTTTATATTGGTGCTAATATGAGTTTACACAATTTAGCAAATGATGATCACGATTCGTGGCGAGAGTGGGATAGAATGATTGAAGGCGTATTAGAGTCTGGTAAGGTTGACTATGTTACTGTTGACTTTACTTCGGCTCAAGTTGAAGGCTTTTTAGAAAGTCTTGCATCCGAAGATAATCGTGTAATCCCAATGATTTCGGTCAAACTACCCTATACGAAATTGCTTAACTACAATACAACGATTAAAATTGACGATAAAGATTTTAATGCGACGAACCCTGGTGTGTGGTGTCATTCTTTACATGACCTTATGGACAGAGAGACATTTACACCTTGGCATGCCTATGTAGGCGATAACCCTGTAAACTAAGGAAAATAAAATGAGCGATGATGAAGTTAAAGTTGGTAGCTTTAATAAGCCAACAAAGAAGCCAGTCCCAGGCAAAGCAGTAGCAGAAGGTGCAACGGCTCCAACCGTAGAAGAACTAAATGAAAAGTTGGACACCGTATTGAAGCATCTCCAAGCTATTGACTGGAAGATGTGGGTCTACTTAAAAGCCAACAACTACATTGACTAAGGAGTAGCATGTCACAAGACATGATTTGGGTTACCTTCCGCAAGGAAGGAGTGCATAGGTATCCTGCCGCAGGGCATGATCCTAAGCTGGCAAGTGGTGATGAGTACGATGTGAGTTTTTTACAATACCCACATCGTCACATGTTCCACTTTAAAGTGTATCTCGAAGTGTTCCATGATGATCGAGATGTTGAGTTTATCCAGTTCAAGCGTTGGCTCGAAAACCTTTACAACAAGGGCACGTTAGAATTGGATTATAAGTCCTGTGAAATGATGGCAGATGACCTGTACAAGGAAATCTCCGCAAAGTACACAGATCGTAAAATTTGGATTGAAGTTTCGGAGGATGGCGAAAATGGATGCCTCAAGCAATACGCTTAACAATCACGTTAAGTTTAACGATCGCGGTTATCGTGACAACCGTGGCCCACGTGAACAGCGTGGTTACAATAACAACAACCAGTACCAACCTCGACGTGCTGGCTTAAACATCAACCACATCAAGTTTGACTTGCTGAAAATTAGTGAGTTGTATGATGGCGTGTTGAACGCAGACCTAGGGCACTTGCCACTAGATTTCTACAATCAGTACCTAACTGATTTGTGCAAGAGCGGTATGATCTTCTCATACTCTATTGATACACCAGAACTTCGTACACACGAAGCAAGCGGTGACCGTAGCTTTACATATACGGTTAATATCCAAAGCGGGCGCGATCGCGCAAGCAAGGCTCTTAAAATCCACGTTGGATTGTACAAGAGTGCATGGTGCCAGGAAACTGTGCATAGTGCTGATGGCATGTGTTGCATGCCTAAACGCTTAGACCGCTTCACAGAGGCAGAATAATGCGTAAGCTCTTCTATATGGGCCTCGAGCCCTATGAAGGGCGATACACTCTCCAACTCCAGCAGTGGAACGAGAGTGTATTTCGCCGCCGTGGCATTGACTATGTTGTAGTGCCCGGACAGACTATTGACAACACCAAAGCAATTAGTGTGGGACAAGTGTTAGACGCACATGGCCGAAGCTTCTTTGGAATGAGTCAAATGATGAACTTGGTTCAAATGATGCGTAGCGGCGAAGTCACAGGTGAAGACGTTGTCTACTTTGAAGATATGTTCCAACCTGGTATTGAATCGTTGCCATACATTATGGATCAGATTCCGCATCATCAACGTCCCCGTGTTTTTGTACGTTGCCTTGCACAAGCAATTGACCCCGATGACTTTGTTCATGTATGGGGCATGGGCAAGTGGATGAGCTTGTATGAAAAGATGGTAAATGAGTTTGCTACTGTATTAGCCACCAATGAAGAAATGGTTGCTCACATGCGTATCGCAGGATACGAAGCACCTATCTATAACATCAGTGGTTTAGCATTTGGTAAAGAAGAAGTACTTGCCCGTGTAAACAATCAGGTTAAGCCTTGGGCTGAACGTGCCAACAGAGTTGTATTTGCCGCAAGGTTTGACCAAGAGAAGCAACCTGACTTCTTTATGGACTTAATCGAAGCATGGCATCGTAATAACATGCCTAAGGTTGAGTTTGCGGTACTGAGTGGTGGTCCGTTGCGTAGTAACAATCCTAAATATCTTGGACGTGCGGCGCAGTTAGAAGAACGTGGCATGCTAAAGATCTATAAGGATCTACAAAAGAATGAGTACTACAATATTGTCAATGACAGTAAGGTGCTGTTCAATTGTGCATTGCAAGACTGGGTAAGCAACACAGTAAGTGAAGCAGACACATTAGGCTGTAATGTATTGTACCCTGCGTATCGTAGCTTTCCGGAAACGTTTGCAAACGATCACACAAGAATGTACGTGCCATGGAGCCAACAAGATGCGTTTGACAAATTGACAACATTGTTAAAAGCTCCACATCCTGCTATGGGCAAGATTAGTGATTGGAACAATGGTACCATTGATCGCATTTGCGACATTATGGAAACTGCTGGTACAGTTGCAGAAGGTGGCATGGAATGTAAAGCCGCTCAGTGGAATCGTGCAGGCAATCGTTATCGCGATCATGTTGCAGGAGCAAAGTATAAACTATGACAGATAAATGGGTTGCCATTACAGGTTGCAATGGATACATTGGCGGTCAGACTGCATTACGATTTAAAGACCTTGGATACAAAGTCCTTGGCGTAGATCGTAATGCCACTGCTCCTTGGATTACCGAGCAACTAGATCAGGTTATTAAAGGAGACTTTAATAACGCAATGTTCATCAATTCTTTTATTGACAAAAAACCAGTTGCACTTATTCATATTGCTGGCACAAGTTTAGTGGGACCTAGTATGACAGACCCGGGTCCTTACTATGCTAACAATGTAGGCAACACTGCCAAGCTATTAGCATCTTTGGCTGAACGTGGCTGGCGCAAGACTGTGGTGTTTTCGTCAAGTGCCGCAGTGTATGGCGAGCCTACTGTTAATACACTTACTGAATATAGTCCAACACTTCCAATTAGTCCTTATGGGCAAAGCAAGTTGATGGCCGAACAAGTGCTTCGTGATTGTGCAAAAGGCTATGGGTTTAAAACTGTAGCCTTACGTTACTTCAACGCATGCGGTGCCGACTCAAAGGTTCGTCATGGACAGTTGAAAGCCGCAACACATGTGATTGCTCGCATCATGGAGACTATTGTCAATAAAGGCGTGTTCACTTTAAACGGCACCGATTATCCTACAGCTGATGGTACTTGTGTTCGCGACTACTTGCACGTCGAGGATATTGCCGAAGCACATTATCTAGCTACCAAGTGGGGCGAAGCTGCCGACAAAGGCACTTCAATTGAACTAAACCTTGGCTCTGGTAAAGGTGTAAGCATTACAGAAGTTATCAATTCAGTTGAACGTATCACTGGCCGCACTGTACTAGTTCACAAGGGTCCTGTACGTCCTGGTGATCCAGCCACATTAGTTGCCTATGCTGACAAAGCAAAGAAGACCATGGGATGGACTCCTGCGAACAGTTCAATTGACAACATTGTAAAGACTGCATGGTCTTGGTATAACTCGGCCGAGTATAGGGGCAGAGCATGAAGATTGGATTTACATGTTCTACATTTGACTTGCTACATGCGGGCCATGTGTCTATGCTACAAGAAGCCAAGACACAATGCGATTACTTGATCTGCGGATTACAAAACGATCCCACATTAGATCGTCCCACCAAGAACAGACCTGTTCAAAGTATTGTTGAACGTCAAATGCAACTCAAAGGTAGTCGTTATGTTGATGAGGTTTGGGTTTACAATACTGAAAAGGATCTTGAGGACTTGCTATTGACTTTACCAATCGATGTACGTATACTTGGAGTAGAGTACGAAGGTAAAGAGTTTACTGGTCGAGAAATTTGCCACAAGCGCGGCATTGATTTATACTTTAACGGTAGGGATCATAGTTTTAGCTCTAGCAACTTACGTCGACGAGTATACGAAGCAGAAGCAAACAAGGATAACAATGAAAATAAATGAACTAGAAAACAGCATCAACGATGCTTGGTTCAAGTCTGGTAGCTTTGAAACATTTAAGAAGCCAGCACAAGAAAAATATAAAGTTGCTCAACAAGCAGGAACTGTACAGACTTTAGAAGGTCCTGTACAGTACGAAGCTGGTCATTATATTATGACTGGTCCCAAAGGCGAGCAGTATCCTATTACACCAGAAAAGTTTCGCAGTCTCAAAGATGACTTGGGTAATGGCATTGCTACTCCTAAGAAGATTATGAAGATTGCTAAACTTGCTGACCATGACGGTGTTATACATACATCGTGGGGCGACTTAAACTACACTGCTGGTAATGACTATATTGTACGTCATGGCGCAGGCGACTATGGTGCTGTAAAGAAAGATATCTTTGCACAAACATACGACACATCAAAGGCATAATATGCAAGTAAGAGTAAAAGAAAATCCAGAAGAGTTTGGTAAGTGCGGTTGCGGCCGCAGTCCCAACGGCAAGTGTATTGGCTGGCACGGCTTGACTGAAGAACAGTATCAAGAAGCATTAAAGAAATACGAAGAACAATTATTTGATAACGGAGCAGGAATATGATTATTGATGTACCAGAGGACTGGGTACCTTTTATACCCGATGAACAAGCAATGGGACAATGGTCCCTACCACAATAAGGAATAAAAATGGAAATCGTAGTTTATAGCAAGGATCACTGTCCTTATTGCGACCAAGCAAAAGCATGGTTAGGTAGTAAAGGGTTTGCCTTTACAGAACACAAAGTAGGCTATAATGGCTTTACTCGTGAAAACTTATTAGAAGCAGTACCAACTGCCCGAACTGTTCCCCAAATTATTATTGATGGAAATCTTGTTGGCGGCTGGGACGACTTACGTAAGAGTGAGTTCTATGCCAACGCTAACAAGGGATAAGTTCTATTCAGCAAAGACTGCCGCCATGGTGTATACATTAAAGGACATTAGGCGGTGGTTAATTGATAACTGCAAGAATCGTTGGACAGCAACTGACTACAAAGGTGACCCGTTTAACTGGCGCAAATTGTCAAAGGTAGAATCAGCTAAACACTCACATGAGATGTTTGATATTACCATTATGGTTCACTTTAAAAAGCCAGAAGATTTAATGCTTTATTTGCTAACTTGGCCAAGTGAAGTCTTGCTTAATCCCTAAATAGATGTTACAATAAACAATATGACATCCACGTCATTAACTCGGAGAAAACAAAATTGACAGAACTACATTATAAAGAAGAAGACGGCAAGCCACTTAGCCAGGTTATCCGCAGTCGCCTTAAACAGGATAACAAACGTTTCTGGGCAGGTGACAACATTAGCGAATACATTAGCGATGTTGAAAAGGATCAACTAATCAATGAAGCTACAGTCGCGTTTGAACAAGTGCTAGACACGTTGCTTATCGATCGCGAAACAGATCCAAACTCTAAAGGTACTGCAAGACGACTTGCCAAGATGTACTACAATGAAATCATGGCAGGTAGATATGACCCAGCACCAGACGCAACAGCATTTCCAAACGACTCGGCGGACCGTTACGAAGGTATGTTGGTTGTTCGCAGTGAGCTTCGCAGTATGTGTAGCCATCATCACCAACCCGTTAGTGGCGTTGCTTATATTGGCATTATTGCCGCTGAGAAACTTATCGGACTATCCAAGTACACACGCATTGCCCAGTGGTGTGCAAGACGAGGTACTCTCCAGGAGGAACTTGCTAATGACATTGCTAGGGAAATCCAAAAAGCCACAGACGCAAAAGACGTAGGCGTATACGTGCAGGCTGTACATGGATGCTGTGAGAACCGTGGCATTATGGCACACTCATCATTGACACAGACTACAGTGCTCAAAGGTGCTTTCCAAAGTGATCAAAGCACAAAGAAAGAGTTTTTTGACAACATCAAACTCCAACAAGACTTTGCTCCACGATGACCTACTGCCTAGTCCCAATGACTGTTGAGGAAATTCAGCAACTTGTTGGGCCAACATTTGCTGATACATTTCACGCCGAATTTGAAAAAGTTATTGAACCATTGCGGAAGTACATTGATCAAGGTCGGCCTCTTAGTATGGGTAAAGAGCTGTGGGAGTATCTAGTAACAGATAGTATCTTAGATGCAGTATGGTGCGGCGCTGGCAAAGGCATTGCTGATGTACGTATAGGTGAAAGTATTGCTGATGTAAAGAGTCTACAGCGTGGTAATACTACTACCACAGAAGCTAGTTTACATCAAAAGTTACTCAAGAAAGACAGTGCCGAATACTACGCAACATTTGATATAGAATACCTTTGGAATCTCTTGGTTGGCGGCTGGTTGGAAAAAGTTAATTCAGTTGAACAGTATTACTTGTTGGCTATTATTAGAGACAAAAAAACTTTACAGTGCTCATTGATTGGTTTTCGAAAGCTAGATGTAAACCCAGTCTTTGACATTGACAAATGTACTCTTAGCAAGAAGGAAGCGTCAGTTACAGTAACCTCGTTAGCTGATCCCAAACTTGTTCAGATAAAATTATATCGAGGCAAAACAAGGATGGAAATTAAATTTAAAAAAGCAGTTTTTTCTAATCCCAAGTACAGCTTTCCTATATACAAAGGAATCAAATAATGGATAATAGCGATAAAGACAAATTAAAAGATGTGCTATCAAGTATAGATCCTGTTGAGTTTAAGTGGGACGAGTCTAACATGTCTGTTGGTGTTATTGCACAAGAGATTGGTGCCATTAGTGCTAGCGATACGTACATTATGAACGATACCAGTGCTATCGATCTTGGTAACATAACTATCGGACCAAGCAGTTGGGCCAATGGTAGTAGCATATCGTTCAGCAGTGGCGACACACTTAATGCAGGTACTACTCAGTATGGTAAAACAACTATCACCACTGCTAAGAGCACAATAGACATTGACGAGCTAGCTGACATGATGGAAACACTTAAAAAGCGTTTGCTTATCTTGGCACCCAACTTTGAAATGCATGAAAAGTATCCTATGCTTAAAGAACTGTACGATGAGTACAAAGCAATGGAACGACTGTTAAGCGGACCCGATACTGATGAATAAACTATCACTTTCTTGGCATGATATTGAATGGCATGTGCAGACTATTGCTCGTAATATGCAACTAGATGGTTGGCGCCCAGACTTGATCATCGGAGTAGACCGCGGCGGTCTTGCTGCCAGTATTATGCTTAGTCATTACCTTGCTGTACCACATACAACTGTTAAGGTGTCCTTGCGTGATACACCGGATACCGAATCTCTGCTATGGGCACCAGATGACGTTATTGCAGGCAAGAAAATACTGTTAGTAGATGACATTAATGATCAAGGCTCAACGCAAGAATGGCTCAAAGCAGACTGGGCCTCCAGTGTGGCAGGAATAGAGGTTGACTTTATTGACAAATTCTGGCATAATAGTGTTCGTTGGGCAAGTCTTGTTGAAAACGAAAGTAGCAAAGAGTGCAGTGATTATTATGGCACTGCTATCAACAAACTTGAACGTGATATTTGGATTGACTTTCCTTGGGAATCTTTTTGGAGTAGGGACACATGAAAATAGGATTTAGTTTAGGTCGTTGTATCCGTGACATTGTTAATGGAACAGTGGAACAGGATGATGTTGTTGTAATTGTCTCAGGTACTCGCTTTACTACTCAAGAACAATTGGATGGTATTGTTGCCGAGTATATGTGGCGGGATAACTACTTGTTGGGACTAGACGAAGCCGCGTGTCATGGCGTAGCAAGTATCTTGTTTCGCGAAGGCAAAATTCACCAACCTCGTAACTTTGGCACATACCGTAGCCAAATGCCAGAGGATTGTGTATGGGCTGACTTGTTGCCCACAGGAGGACACCAAGATCCTATGGTACAAGAAGCATGGCAAGCCTATCGTAGCATGTTAGGTCTCACTGGCAATAAGCCAGAGAATAAAGAATATATCGAATCGAATTGGAAAATCTAAAATGACATTTGTAGTCACTGAAAGCTGTATTAAATGCAAGTACACTGATTGTGTAGATGTGTGCCCTGTTGATTGCTTCAAAGAAGGTCCTAACTTTTTAGTTATCGACCCTGACAATTGCATCGACTGTGCAGTGTGCGTTCCAGAATGTCCAGTTGATGCTATTGTGCCCGGACACGAAGTTAAGGATGAGTTTTGGACTAATATCAATGCTCGACTTGCTGTTGGCTGGCCAGTTATCAACAAAAAGAAAAGTCCGTTGCCCGAGGCCGAAGAGTTCAAAGCAATTAAAGATAAACGTCATCTTTTAGAAGAATGAGTTTGATCAATCTAATCAAACTAGACAGCGTACCAAAACTAGTAGAAAAATATGCTGGAGTTGGTGCGTTGCCATTAGCACTGCCTAAGTTTGAGTTAGATGACACAGAAGCGTTCTGGCGTATATGGAACGATGAGGTAGTCCCTGTTGATCGTCAGCACATTGATCGTGGTGCGTTGGGTAAAGATGCTCCTGTTATGTCCTTTACCCAATGGGAAGGATTAGCATTGTATGAGGATACTACGCTACTATCTAAAGCCGCTTGGAATACTAAAATATCAGGTGCATTGGCCTCTACACAACCAAAGTTTCTAAAATCTATATTTGAACAGCTACCATTTTGTAGAATACGTTCGGTTAGACTATGGAGTGCTAACCGTGAAGTAAGAGCACACTATGATGGGAACATGCCGCCTAGTTTAGATGGTCTGCTACGATTCCCTACTGAAATAAGAATTATGTTGGATGATCAAAATCCAACTGAAACGTTTTGGTTAACTCCAGTTGCCAAACACAATCCTCAAACGGAAGTTCCACAAGTGGATAAACACTATGTCAAACTTCCGATAGATACTAATACATTTGCATGGAACAATGAAGATTTCTTGCACGGAGCAGATTTTGATCCACGGTATAGAAAAATACTTGTGGTCATTAAAGGTTGGGTTGATGTAGATAGACTTGAGTCGCTACTCGATCAAAGCATAAACAAGTACCCAGAGTACATTATCAAAGGTTAACATGACAAACATTATTATTCAAGGCAAGGGCATTGTTGGACAATCAACAGCATTATTTTTACGAGAGTTCTTACCAAATGCAAACGTTCAATTCAATGATCCATATAAGCAAGTAATCCTACCAACAGACGCTTGGTCAACTGCTGACTATGTTATTGTTTGTGTAAACACAGACTTGGACGAGTCATTGCCATTACCAGAAAACAATACAAAAAATGTCAATGATGCTATCAACGAAGCACTAGCAAACGGATTCAAAGGTACTGTGGTTGTTCGCAGTACATTAGGCATGAGTGCAATTAAAGATTACACCGAACAACTGGGCCAGCATTTGTTAGTATGGCCCGAATACATCCGTGAAGCCACTTGGAGGGAAGATTCAGTAAATCCAAAGTTTATTGTACTTGGCGGTGAACCTGCAGAAGCCTTTGCAGACTTGCTAACAGAATACAAAGGACCAGCATTTATTACTGATCCAATGGAAGCGATGGTTGCTAAACTTTCTACCAATACCTTCTTGGCAATGAAAGTTATTTTTGCCAATCAAGTCGAGCAGTTATGCAAGGCTGTTGGGGCAGACTATAGCATTGTCCGCGTTATGCTAGAAAACGAAGGACGATTAGGATCAAGTCATTGGTCCGTTCCTGGCTTTGATGGTGTTCCCGGATTCTCGGGCAAATGCTTTCCTAAGGATGTACAAACGTTTGAAACTGCATTGGTCAAGTCTGGATTGCATGTGGACCTGATTCGTGCTATCACAGATCTAAATAACGAAATGAGAAACAATGGCTAAGACTGATCCATGGCAACATGTTGTAAAAGCATTACAAAATATTAGAGGTTTGGACGCAGACCCCATTGACCCCCGCTGGGTTTTGTGTTATACTGATGGTATAAGAAATATTGCTATGGACCATGGCCATGCCAATTTGGATGATGTGCTTCAAGCATTTGAAGATTTCTGTAAAGGCTGTGGCTTTGTGTTTGATCACTTTGCAATAGTAGATGAGGATGGCATTCCCATTCATGGACTTAACTCGATAGCTAAATTAGAAGGCGGAGATGAAGATCAAACTAGTTAGTGACTTACACTTGGAGTTTAGTGATATCAACATCACTAACGATGACAAATGTGACGTGCTTATCTTATCCGGCGACATTATGATCGCTCAAGACCTGCACGACCATATTGCCGCAGACTTTAGTCCGTACAGCAATGGTGCATTGGCTGACCTTGGTCGCAAGATGCAACGAGTTGCTCGCTTCCGTGACTTCTTAAAGCGTTGCAGTTTCCAATTCCCGCATACAGTTTATGTTGCTGGCAACCATGAGTTTTATCATGGCAAGTTCTTTGCTGGCATTGATTACTTGCGTGAAGAATGTGCAAAGTATCCCAACATTTACTTCCTGGAACGTGACACTAAGGTAATCGACGATGTAACATTCATTGGTGCTACATTATGGACTGACATGAATAAAGGTGATCCACTTACTATGCACGCCATTGAAGGCTTAATGAATGACTTCCGTATTGTTAGAAATGACAAGCGAGAATACGCTCGTATGAGTGCTCGTGATGTTGTTGATCGTCATGCTCGTACGTTGCAATACTTTAGAAGCGTACTTGCTGAACAGCACGACAAGAAGTTTGTTGTAGTTGGTCATCACAGCCCGAGCTTTCAAAGTGTGCATGAAAGCTACAAAAATGAATACTTGATGAACGGTGGCTACCACAGTGATTTGAGTGAGTTCATTATGGATCATCCGCAGATTAAACTGTGGACTCATGGTCACACACATCACCCGTTTGATTACATGATTGGTGAGACTCGAGTAGTATGCAACCCACGTGGTTACGAAAGCGATGGCTACAGTGAAAACAGTGGCTGGAATCCTAACATTGTATTAGAGGTATAACATGGAACTGAAAACTTTTTTAGAAGCAATTAACTATAAGATTACCGAAGGCAGTGAATACTGCTGGAACATTTATGGTTATCATACACATCGATTAGAACAGCAAACTGAATCAGGTAACTCTGTGTCTTGCGTGTTTGACACCACTAATCAAATGATTTACGAGTTGGAAGCATGGGACAACTCTAACGATCGTGTGTATCGTTGGATCCATCCCGACTATGTAGAAGCATACAAGGCTGAGTGCGTTGATCGAAATGTTGTATTTGAAAATGCATACGATAACGTTGACTTTACAGACATCGAAGTAGAAGAAGATATCCTGGAAAAGATTCGTGGTATCTCAAATGATGCCGAGTACGATACACGAATACAAGTGCCAATTGACTTCTCTGATGATGAGTTGTTAAAGTACATGAAGATGGCACATGAGCGTGACATGACGTTTAACCAATTTGTTGAAGAAGCATTGCGACAAGCAATTGAACGTCACAAGTTAGAAGATGACACAGAGTATAGTGAGATTTAATATATGAAACCAATCGACCCGCCAGAATCTCTATGTGTTTGGATTGTAGCTAGTATTAGTACAAGTGGTACAATGACGACACATAGTCCTTCTGCGGCGTCGTCGGGTATCTTCCCGGGCTATTATGTTAGCCTCGACGATGCACAACAAGAACAAATGCTTTTAGCACTAAAGGGCACAAGAGCCCATGTATTTCAATTAGACTTTCCTAGACCATGAAAACAAGAGAACAAATTATTACCAGCATGTGTTACACATGGCGACATGACTACGGGCTTCGCAAAGGCGGTGCCGAAGATTACGGCACTAAATTTAGTGCTGGCATGACCGACGAAGAAGCAATGGCATTGTGGAAACAAATGGCCCAAATCTTTGATAACGATATTGCACCACATATGGAATTTAAAAATGGATAAGAAACTTTATGAGATTATGAACATCCTCTCAGAGGAATGTGCTGAAGTGGTGCAAGCAGTCAGCAAGTGCAATCGCTTTGGTTTGGATAACTTCAAACCAGGCAAACCCCTAACTAATGCACAACACTTAGAAGGTGAAATTGGTGATTTACTTGCCATGGTAGATCTGTTAAAATTAAAGGGTGTTGTAACAGACGAAGGTCTAAATACTGCTAAGATTGCTAAAATCGAAAAATTAAAGAAATGGTCCAACATCTATGAATGAGTTTAAAGTAAGCGAAGTGTTTTATTCTGCACAAGGCGAAGGTCGCTTTGTTGGCGTACCAAGTGTGTTTTTTAGAACATTTGGCTGCAACTTTAAATGTCCAGGCTTTGGATTGCCTGCAGGCGAGAAAACGAGCGAGCCGGATGATATCGGTAAGGTGGTACACTTATACAAAACATTTGCAGACTTGCCACTAGCACAAACTGGATGCGACAGCTATGCATCCTGGCATCCTGCTTTCAAGCATTTGAGCCCTTCTTATACTGTTGAACAAAGCATTGATACAATGTTAGAGCTAACTCCTAACAACCATTGGATGCAAGACAACGGTAATGATGTACATCTTGTTATTACGGGTGGCGAACCGTTGTTGGGCTGGCAAATGCTTTACCCTACATTGTTAAGCAATCCGCGGATGCGAGATTTACATAATCTAACATTTGAAACAAACGGTACTCAACACTTGCACAAAGAGTTCAAAGACTTTTTGTCTGATAACTATCACTTGCCAAAAGATAACATTACATTTAGTGTAAGTCCTAAGCTAAGTGCTAGCGGAGAGAAGTGGGAAGATGCTGTCAAGCCAGAAGTTGTTGTTGAATATCAACAACGTGGTCATGTGTATTTGAAATTTGTTATTGACAACATCCTTGACTTTAATGAAGTCGATCGTGCTGTTAAAGAATATCGAGCCGCTGGCTTCCACGGCCAGGTATATGTTATGCCCGTTGGTGGCACTGACAAGGCGTACTTTTCTAACACCCGTCATATTGCTGATGAAGCGTTATCACGTGGCTATCGCTATAGTCCAAGACTCCACGTTGATATTTGGTCAAACGGTTGGGGTAAGTAATGTACGGCACTGGATACACAGGAGGAAATCCAATGAAAGCACAAACACCTGCACAGGGTATTAGTTTGGAACAAGACTTTGGCGATGCCAAAGTCTTTAACGTTGAATGCGATTGCACATCTGATGACCACTCGGCTAAGATGTGGATCGAAGTTCAACGTGACGCAGACATTCCAGATGTTGAAGTTAGCTTTTATGTCACAACCTGGACTCCTGCGTGGTCTGATTGGGGTAAGCGTTTGCATGCAGTTTATGATATCTTGTTTAAAGGTGTGCATAAGCAAGAGCATCATATGTTGCTTAACAAGCAAAGTGCATTGAACTTTGCAGAGGCAATTAAAACTACAGTAGCCGAACTTGAAGTAGCCGACAAATAATCATCATGGCAACGTGGACTCATACTTGTAAATCTAACGGGAAACTTATAACTATGCAATCCGAAGAAACTTGTAGCCTGTGCAAGACTACATACAGTAACGAAGTTGATAAACGTATTAAACTTGTACCAGAACTACCACAACATAGAGAAAAACAAATCCCTATGCTTTTTAAGGCATTTAAGAATAAACAATGAGTGATCACGCAAATTTAACAAACCCATGTGTTGGCATCTGTGTATCAGACGAAACAGGAATGTGCATCGGTTGTTTCCGTAATGATGATGAGCGAGCTAACTGGTACATTGAATCGACAGAGTGGCGGGAAAAGGTACTAGCCGAGTTACCCAAGAGGGAAGAAGATGTATTTGGACGGGATATTTGAAATGTTTGAATTTATTAAAAAGATTTTCAAGAAGAAGCAGACTGCAAAGTCAATGCGTAACAGTCCCGAACCTTGGGTCAATGTAGTACAGGCTCACCTTGCGCCAGACAATCCCAAACAAGGATACTTTGAGTTAGAATGGAATCCTGCGTTTGTATTGTTTTTACAACGTGGTGGTTATTCGGGCGCCACAGCCGAAGAGATTGTGGACCAGTGGTTCACTGACATGTGCCGCAATGTTAGTATGGACAGTGATGCCGCAACATCCTTTGTTGCCGACGCTGGTCGTATGCAAACAAACAACCGTACTCGCAATCAATAAGCAATGAAAGTTTGCTCTGTAAACCTAAGCAGTAGTGAACTTGGTCCTAGTCGAACAACTCAAGATAACAGTCTGTCAGTTAAGTTGCAACAATTATGCTTGCAACTTTCTTTGCCAAACAAAGAATTTTATCGCATATTTGATCAACTACAATCTAGTAGCATTACAAAACTACCCCAACCGTCAATAACACTACAGCCTGGTGGTGTAGTAGGAGACAGGCATTTTAGATCTGACGTAGTCAGAAATGTGGATGGAAAATTTTTCAACTTATCATCGTATAGACAAGTTAGTATATTAAGCCGCGAGCGGTATGCAGAGCTAAATGAATTGCATAACAAAAATGTACAACCTGGTCAGTTTGGTGAAAATATTCAAATAGAAGGATGCACATCAATTGAATCATTGTCACAGGGCACCATACTACAGTTTGGCGATACTGCACAAATTAAAATAATGCATCTGAGAACGTATTGCTACAAGTTTTCAATTGTGTTATTTTCAAATCCCGACGATTACTTTTTTTGGAGAAAGAATCGTTCCTACAAACCTATTCATCGAATAGGTGTAACTGGACAAGTAATCAAATCTGGATTAGTTAAACCCGGCGATACCATGCGTATAGTTCATGCACCACCCGAGCATGTTGGACTTAGGTATTTTGATCCTTTGATAGACGGTATTGCTAGCTTAACACCATGTGATCCACCAATTACTGCTTGACAACCCTACTTTAACCTGCTACAATACACACATGAGTTACTTAATCGTTGATGCCGCAAACTTATTCTTCCGTGCCCGTCATGTGATCCGTTCTGGTGATCCTGAAGAGCGTGTTGCAATGAGCTACCATATTATCCTTGCTTCGGTCCTGCGTCAATGGCGCGATCGTCAGGGCAAGCATGTTGTATTCTGCTTTGAGGGCCGAAGCTGGCGCAAGGACGTTTACAAGCCCTACAAGGCCAATCGTGCAGAAGGTCGTGCTAAACAAACTCCTAAAGAAGCAGAAGAAGAAAAGCTGTTTTGGGAATCTTTTGACAAGTTCTACGAATACATTAGCACTAAGACTAACGTAACTGTTCTTAAGAATCCTGTATGCGAAGCTGACGATTTCATTGCACGTTGGATTCAATTGCACAAAGACGATAACCATATTATCGTTTCAAGTGACACGGACTTTGAACAACTTATTGCTCCTAATGTGCAATTGTTCAATGGCATCACTGGCGTACTTACTACACATGAAGGCTACTTTGACGAAAAGGGCAAGCCAGTTAAAGACAAGAAAACAAAAGAAGTAAAGCCAGCACCCGAACCTGAATGGTTGCTATTTGAAAAATGCATGCGTGGCGATACAAGTGATAACGTCTTTAGTGCGTTTCCTGGTGTTCGTACCAAAGGCACAAAGAACAAGGTAGGACTACAAGAAGCGTTTGCTGATCGCAATAACAAAGGCTTCATGTGGAACAATCTCATGCTTCAGCGTTGGACCGACCACGAAGGGGTCGAGCACCTGGTACGCGATGACTATGAGCGCAACCGTGCCATTATTGACTTGACTGCCCAACCAGATCACATCAAAGCTGAGCTTGATGCTACTATTGCCGAAGCTGTACAAAAAGAGCGTAATCCAAGCGTAGGCCCACACTTTATGAAGTTTTGTGGTAAGTACAATTTACAAAAGTCCTCAGATAATGCTCAACAACACACTGAATGGCTGGCGGCCAGCTATAACTAAAATAGGGATCATTACCCTACTGGCCTTCTGCATTGTATTTTTTACATGGCCAGTTAATGCAGAAGTCTTTAAGTTAGACTCGCAATGGACCTGTGGTAAAACCTCAGACATGGTCAATGAGCTTAAAGCAGCCGGAGAAGATGTTGTTATGGTTGGTTCTATTGACGGTGTTGTTGTATTCACACTTTGGGCCAACTCTAAAACTCGTACATTTACCGCAGTTGGAACCCCAACTAAAAATCCTGAAATGAGCTGTATTATTATACACGGCGACAAACTATCCATTTTAGCACCAAAAACTACGGTGTAGTTGGCTCATTAAATACCTACTTTTGATAAATAAAAGTATGAGTAGACCCAAGCCCAACATCCTATTAAC